AGAGGGTATCGACAACTTTGAAATCATAAAATACCCCGCTCTCAGCCAGCAGTATGAGTATCGAGACGATTCAGACCCCTCGCGGCCGGGTCCTATAGTCCGTTTAGACGAGGAAATCGACCCGGAGAACCCGCCGGAAGGTCTCCCACTAGGGTTAACCCTACTTAGGCCTAAGGATTTTTGTCTCCACGAGGATAGATACCCCACAGCAGCGCTGAAAAGGATCCGCGCCAACCTCCAGCCGAGGATTTGGTCGGCGCTGTATCAGCAGAACCCCGTTCCAGACGAGGGGATGTACTTCAAAAAGGAGTATTTTCGCTATCAGCGCCAAGCTCCTAATCCAGACGGACTAAATATCTTCACTGCGTGGGATTTCGCCATTGGTGAGAAGCAGCAGAACGACTGGACCGTGGGCGCCACGGTGTTGCAGGATGAGGTTGACCAGCTCCATGTGTTGGAGATTTTCCGCATGAAGGGGGACAGCTTTCAGATCGTGGAGGCGATGCTCGATGTGGCCGCCCGTTGGGGTACAGCGTCACGTAACGGGTACCTCATTGGGGCGGAGGACGGCCAGATCTGGCGTGCGCTAGAGCCCCTGTTCAAAAAACGCATGGCTGAGAGGCGCCAATACATGTCGTATGAGGTTTTACGCCCGTTGACGGATAAAATAGCGCGCGCACGCCCGCTGCAGGGGCGCATGCAGCAGGGGCGGGTCATTTTTCCGGAGGACGCCCCGTGGAAAGCCCAAGCGGAGCAAGAGCTGTTACGATTCCCTGCCGGCACACACGATGACGTTGTCGACGCCCTAGCTTGGGCAGCCCACTTGTGTATGGGTAAGGAGCCCCCGCAGCTAGCCCCGAACAAGCCGTTGTTGGGTTGGCGCGACAAGCTGTTTTCTGGTGTCGGGCAGGGCGGGCACATGTCGGCTTAGTTTTCACCTCATTAGGACTTAGATCATGCCAGTCAATACCTCTCTCGCCACAGACGTTTGGAATCGATATACGTATCTGCGCGACAACGGGCACTTGAGTTATACACAGAAAGCAGGACGGTGTGAGGACTTCTTCGCCGGTATGCAGTGGGAGCAGAGCGACTTAGCGCTGCTGAAGGCCTCCCGCCGCCCCGCGCTGACCATTAACAAGATCATCAGCACCATATCGAACGTCCTCGGTGAGCAGATCTTCAACCGCACGGACATCGCCTTTAAACCCCGCAACGAGGGCGCCACGTCACAGGTATCAGACGCCTTGACCAAGGTGTTTATGCAGATCAGTGACAACAACCAGTTGAACTGGGTGCGCAGCGACGTTTTTTGTGACGGCGTAGTGACCAGTCGTGGCTTCTTCGACGTGCGGCTGGACTTTTCAGACTCTCTACGCGGCGAGGTCCGTATTACGCAGCTGAACCCCAAAAACGTGCTGATCGACGCCGACGCGGATGAGTACGACCCGGACAAGTGGGGCGACGTCATCATCACCCGCTGGATGAGCCCTGACCAGATCGCCCTTTTGTATAGTAAAGCCGACGCGGAGCTGCTACGCAACACATCCGGCACGTACTCCCCATACGGGTACGACTCGGTGGATAAGGACCGAGACCGCTTTGGCTCCCCTCGCTCGGTAGATTGGGCCGCAGGCGCCACCACCGAAGCACAGTACAACAACGTGCGGAACATCCGGGTAATCGAGCGCCAGTGGAAGCAGTTAGACAAGGTCCTCCACCTTGTAGATATCGAAACTGGTGACACACGCCAAGTGCCCGAGGACTGGGACGACGCTCGATTAGCGCAACACTTGGCCGCCAACCCAAACCTAGCCACGACGAAGAAGACGGTCCAGCGCATCCGTTGGACCGTGGTGGCAGGTAGCGTGGTTCTGCACGACGATTGGAGCCCTTACACACGCTTTACCGTTGTTCCTTTTTTCCCACACTTTCGTCGTGGGCGCACGATGGGTTTGGTCGAGAACCTGATCGGCCCTCAGGAGCTGTTGAACAAGGTCAGTTCACAGGAGCTGCATGTTGTGAACACGACGGCCAACTCCGGGTGGAAGATCAAGCGCAACGCGCTGCAGAACATGAGTACCGCCGAACTGGAGCAGCGCGGGGCTGTAACTGGTTTGGTGATGGAGCTTGACGACATCAACAACGCCGAGAAGATCGCCCCGAACCAAACGCCCAGCGGCTTGGACCGTATTAGCTACAAGGCTGAGGAGCACATCAAGACGATCTCAGGCGTTTCGGACTACATGCAGGGGTTTTCCCGCGAGGATGTGGCCGCCAAGAGCGTGATGGCCAACAAACAGAGTGGGCAGGCGAATCTGGCCAAGGTCATGGACAACATGAACCGTACGGACTTCCTCTTGGCCCGCGCAGTGCTGGACCTCGTGCAGACATACTACACCGAGCCGCGCCTGCTGCAGATCACCACAGACCGCTTGCGCAATACAACCGAGACCTTAGAGGTAAACCAGCCCACACCGGAAGGGCAAATTCTCAACGACCTGACCTTAGGCGAGTACGCCGTGGTCGTCACGAACCAGCCGGAACGCGATACGTTCGAAGAGACTCAGTTCGACCAGTTGGTACGCCTACGTGCCGAGGTTGGTGTCCAGATCCCGGACAAGTTCATCTTGCAGGCGTCGAACGCCAAGGACAAGGCAGAGATAATTGCTGCTACAGAACAGGCTACGGACTCCCCCGAGGCACAGGCGCAGGCCGAGCGGCAGCAGCGTCGGGAGGAAGCCGAGTTGTCTAAGCTCGAGAGTGAGGCGGCTCAGAAGCAGGCTGATGCGCAGCTCAAGGTGGCTAAGGCGCAGAAAGAATTAAATCTGATCGGTCAGAATTCAGACCAAAGTGAGGTTAATATCGAGCTGCAGAAGCTCGAAGCTGAAATGGCCATGGAGCAGCAGAAGTTAGATGCCGAGATGGCCATGGAGCAGCAGAAGTTGGATCAGGAGTTCCAGTTGAAGCGGGAGCAGATGCAGCGCGAGTTGGACCTGAAACGTGAGCAGCTTCAGCTGGAGGCGGAGCTCAAACGCGAGCAGGCCGCAGCTGACACCGCTCTTAAAACCGCCGCTGCTAAAGAACAAGCCAGAGCCGCGCGTATAGCGGCAGTACACAACGCAAAACCCCCGGGAGAGGCGTCTCCCCCCACGCCGCCGGGCGCCCCGGCGCAACCAAAGCAAGGAGCTTAAATCATGCCGTTCGCAATTCGACAACTCATTCACCGAGGCTATTGGGCCCCCGCCGACGATGGGGCGGACCTAGGCGGTAGTACCACCCCCACAACCGATCGCGGCGACGACATCACTTCGCCTTTGGATACCGCCGGCAAGGACGATGCCCAACAGGGCGGCGACAAGGACCCGGAGGATGCCGCGAACAAGGAGGGCGAGGAGACTGCCGACGAGCGCGCAGAACGCGAGAAGGCGGAGGCCGAGGCCGAGAAGACCAAGCGCATTCGCGTACCCAAAGCTCGTCTGGACGAGGTGATTGGTAAGGCGCGTCAGCGCGAGCAGGCCTTGTTGGAAGAGATCACGAAGCTGAAAGGCGGCCAGCAGGCTGCGGCTACCACCCGCGCTGTGAAAGACATGCGCGACGAGATCGACAAGCTCCAAGATAAATACGAGGATATGATCCTAGACGGCCGTAAGGATGAGGCCCGTAAGATCCGTCGTCAGGTGGAAGGTATGCGCGACGAGCTGGCCGAGTACCAGACGAATGTGAAATCTGATGCAGCTCGTTCAGCGGCCATTGAAGAGATGTCTTACAACGCCCAGCTGGCTGGGATGGAGGCTAAGTACCCCGCCCTGAACCCAGAGCACCCTGATTTTGACGCCGATACGACTGATGAGGTCGCCGCGCTGCTAGACGCCTTCGTCAAGGCGGGGCAGAAACGTAATGAGGCGCTCGCACGCGCCATCCGGTACGTTTTGGGCGCGCCGCCAACTCGTTCTGACGCGGACACCAAGGCCGCGGGCGACAAACGTGCTGCGGACGCCCGCAAGCGCGCTGCGGACGCTGACAGACGTCAGCCTGCGGATTCGCGCAACGTGGGACTGGACTCAGACAAGGCCGGTAGTCGCGGCGCGGGCGATATCGACGTCATGCGCTTAGACCAGAAGAAGTTCGCCAAGTTGGATGAAGACACGCTGGCGCGCCTCCGCGGCGACACATTATGAGGTGGCCGACATGGTTCAGGAACTCGATCTAGAGGCTGTACTCCAAAAGCTCGCGGCTTCTGGCCAGCGGACCATAGCGATCACCACCCGGATCAATGAGGAGGGGCGCATCGTGGCCAAGCTGGGCAACGACGAGGGTGCCCCCGAGTTTGTGGTGTTTGGGAACAACGTCTGCCAGTACCCCCCGCCCAAGCCGCCGCCACAGCGCGCAGGCGTGTTGGGGTTCGACGCCTTTGTCGGGATGGGGGGAAGGTGATGGACGCAAACGGGCTGTTCTACTACCTCACTGGCTTTTTTGAGTTAGTTGGGGAAAACCCTACCCGCGAACAGTGGGGGGTCATCCGGGCCAAAGTCCTTTCAGCGACACCTGTCGCTAGAGAACCACAGCTTCACAACCCTAACAACGCCGTGCCCCCTTTCTTGGATATGAGGAAGCTCCCTCAAATGCCGGGAGACTGCGGGTGCGGACCCCAAAAACCGTAACTTTTTTCAGGGGGGTTGTTGTGACCCCCCTCTTTTTCGCATATACTCCCCCCAAATTCGGTTGCAGCCCCGACAGCGCTGCGGAGCCCGGCCTCCTTAAAAGTCGAACTTTGCGCTGGCACAGGGCGGATCTGAGCGTTCATCGTTTGATTTTATTTAGAGGAGGCACAAGATGCTTACCAATTTCTCTCAGCTGACTGCTGAACAAAAAACTATTTGGTCTATGGACCTGTGGAAACAAGCCCGTAACTATTCCTTCGTGAATAAGTTTTTGGGTAGCGGCTCTAACTCTATGATCCAGCACATCACAGAGTTGAAGAAATCTGAAAAAGGCGCCCGCGCTGTTATCACCTTGTTGGCCGACCTCGAAGGCGACGGCATCGCCGGCGACCGTACCTTGGAAGGTAACGAGGAGGCAATGAAGTCGTACGATCAGGTGATCCGTATCGACCAATTGCGCCACGCTAACCGCCACGAAGGTCGCATGGCCGACCAGAAATCTGTTGTTGAGTTTCGCAACAACAGCCGCGATGTGCTGGCCTACTGGTTGGCAGAACGCATTGACCAGATGGCGTTCTTGACCCTGTCTGGCCAGAGTTACGCGTTGCGCAACAACGGCGCTGCTCGCATAGGCTCCGACCTGCCATTCCTCGAGTTCGCGGCCGATGTCTCCGCCCCCACCGATAAGCGCAAGCTGCGTTGGGACGGCACCGCCAAGACATTGATTGAAAACGGCACCACCTCCGCCGTAGCCACGGGCGACACCCCTTCTTGGGAGCTGTTTGTACAGCTCAAAGCTTACGCCAAGGACCAGTACTTGCGCGGCATTAAGGGCGAAGGCGGCGACGAAGTGTTCCACGCGTTCCTAACGCCGCAGGCTATGGCCCGCCTGAAGCTGGACCCGACCTATATGCAGAACGTCCGCAGCGCTCAGAAACGCTCGAGCGACAACCCCCTGTTCTCGGGTGGCGATGCTGTGATGATCGACGGCATCGTGTTCCACGAGTACCGCAACGTGTACAACACGTCCGGTGCTGCTGCTGGCTCTAAGTGGGGTAATCTGGGCGCCATCGACGGCTGTCAAGTTCTGTTCTGTGGCGCACAGGCGTTGGCTATGGCCGACATCGGCAACCCGGAGTGGGTCGAAAAAGGCTTCGACTACGACAACCAACAGGGCGTGTCTACGAGCAAAATCTTGGGTTTCCTGAAACCTAAGTTCAACTCGATCTACGCCGGCAACACCACGCAGGATTTCGGCGTGATCTCCGTATACGTGGCCCAGTAATCGGCCCCGACCAACCAATCACTAAGGAGAAATCTCATGGTTGCAAAAAAACCCGCCCGAGGCGGTCAGTACGCTCTGGTAGCAGAGTTTGCATTCGACGTCGCCAAAGACACGATGCTTGACAACACGGGGGCCCTAGTCGACTTTAAGTCGGCGGGCTCGCGTGTGTTCCCGATCATTGACCTTCCAGTCGGAGCCTCAATCTTCGCAGGCGATATCATAACTCCCGTTGCCATCAGCGGCAGCTCTTCATACGAAGTGTCGTTGGCTGTAGACGGCCAGATTCTTACCAGCGGGGCCGACATGGTTTCTGGTGTTAAAGCTGATGTAGCCGGTACTATTACACCTGCCTCCGGCGCTCCGATGTTTATGGTTGTGGACATCACGGGCGCAGCAACCGCTGGTGTTGTGGTGGTCCGCGTAATCTACGTCATCGCCGGTCGCGTCAACGAGAACTAAACCCGTACGGCTACACCACAACACGTTGTGGTGTAGCCCGATTTTTGGAGAGAGCCATGTCTAAAGCCGTAAGCAGCACTATGTTGGTGCTGAATCGAAACTATGTACTCACCTCAACTAAAGGCCACTCTATTGGTTTTGTGAAGGGCGAGCCAACACACGTACCACCCGCCCTATACCAAGAGGCCCTCGCCATTGGTGCGGTGCCACCTAACGGCGAAGACCCAGCCGTCGTGGACCCACCCAAGGCTGATGCGCCCCCAAGCGACCCTGCAGAACGTGCCGCGCTCATCATGACGGCCATCGAGCAGCTGGTTGTCGAAAACACCCGTGAGAGCTTCACAGCCGCTGGTGCCCCCGCCGTCGATGCGGTCGCCAAGCTGGTGGGTTTCAAGGCTCAGGCCAAAGAGATCGCCACAGTGTGGCAGCAGTATCACGACAAAGTGGCCGCAGAGAAATCTGAGGCGTAGTAGGGTAGCGCTATGACCCCCTTAGAGCTCAAGGACTTGTTCCGTAGGGAAGTTCGTGACGAGGCGGAGCCGTATCTGTGGACAGACGCAGATATCCTCACCTACATCAACGAAGCCCAGAACATGTTCTGCCGGCTCGCCGGCGGCATAGCCGACGCCATAACCCCCGACATAACCTATGTGCCGGTTGGTAACGGTATGTTGCTCGCAGCCATAAGTCCCAAAATCCTCAAACTACGCGATGTGCGCCGCGCCTCGGACGGTCGGAATGTCGACATCTTGAATTTAGAGGATTTGGGTACCGCCGGCGTCACATATGGTGGCTACGGTCAGCAATGGGGCACTGGTGGCGTGAAAGTTGGGACCGAGCTCGGCCCAACAAGGGCTGTTGTGCTCGGCGTTCAGGAGAACGCGATTATGCTCATCCCCCTGCCCGCCGAAGAGGACGTCCTTTACCTCGTGGTCGACCGTCTACCCATCAACCACGTTGATTATGCGATGTATGGGCTGGAGATTGGGGACCTCCACCACAGGTCGTTGTTATACTGGATGAAACACTTAGCTCACGAGAAACAAGATGCCGAGACATACGATCGCGGGCGCTCTGAGGAGTTTCGCCAGAAGTTTGTGGAGTATTGTGACCTCGCTAAAGCCGAGCGCGACCGCCACAATCACAAGTTCCGAACCGTCGCCTACGGCGGCATCTGAGGAGACGGCCATGAAGACCTTCAATCTAGCGTGGGGCAAGAAAGTTAGCCCGACGTTCTGCGCCAAGGTTCTCGAGATCTGCCGGACCTTCGGGTGGACTGACGACCACGCTTCTTGGCTCATGAGCTGTATGGCGTTCGAGTCGGGCGAGACATTCAGCCCGAGCGTTAAGAATGCAGCAGGCAGTGGCGCCACAGGGCTGATCCAGTTCATGCCCGCTACCGCCAAGGGACTGGGTACGACAACGACAGAGTTGGCCGCTATGAGCGCTGTGCAGCAGCTCGACTATGTGTACAAATATTTCAAGCCGTACGCGGGACGGATCAAAACCCTCCCAGATATGTACATGGCTATCCTGATGCCGAAGTTTGTAGGGCAGCCTGATTCGGCCGTACTATTCTCGGGCGGTGTCGCCTATCGACAAAACTCCGGATTAGACGCTAACCGGGACGGGAAGGTGACGAAGGCCGAGGCGGCTAGTAAGGTTCAAGCTCGACTAGCCAAAGGCAATACCTTGGCCGCCGAAGTTCCCAGCATTCAGAATTGAGTAGTAGGTATGGACGATCTAAACTCTTGGTGGCTTAGTTGGTGGGTTAAGATGCTGCTGTACGCGCTGCTGGCTGCCCTAGGTGGGTTCTTGGGGTATGTCATGCGCTCCCTAGATAGTAAGACCCACCCAGTTAGCTATAGACGGGCCAGCGTGGAAGGTCTAGCCGCCGGTTTCGTCGGCCTGTTGGTCATGCTGGTGTGTAGCGCTACAAACATGTCAGAGCAGTGGACAGGGGTCATCGTCGGCGTAGCCGGCTGGTTGGGGGCGAACGCGTCAATCCGCATGTTAGAAAAATTGGTGTTTAAGAAGCTCGGCATTAGCCTAGAGGATTCGGCCCCCGCGCCGCTCGAGGAGAAACGCAATGTTTGAGGTGCTGAAGGACGCCCCTTTTATCGGCGCTGCGGTTAGGTTCATTTCGGGCAATCTCCGCCTATTCCTCGAATATGTCCTGATCGGTGCGGTCATAGCATGCACCGCAGTGGCTATAGGGCTTTGGTACCAGACTAAACGCCTCGAGGGGGACAACCGCGAGCTCGCAGGTCGTATTGCTGTTGTCGAGGCTGTGAACTCCCAACAAGATTTGGTGATCGATGAGCTGAAGGCGTTGCGCCAACGAGACAACGAGGTTTTCACGGGGCTGTTGAATAGTTACATGACTCTGTCAAAAAACGACGCGCGGGCGCGAAAAAAACTACTGGAACTGGAGTCAAAAAATGCGAGTGTTCGTGAATATCTTGCTGGGGCTATTCCTCCTGAACTTGCTTGCGTGCTCAACTACACCTGTCAAGACGACACCAGTTCTGGTCCGTCCAGAGCCACCAAGTAGTTTTCTAGCCCCGTGTGAGGGGCCGGAGCACCGAGAGTTGGTGACGAATCGGGATCTGGTAGAGAGCCGTCAGGACTGGATTACGTATTTCGGCCTCTGCGCCGCGAAGATAGAGTGGCTGCGCCGTTGGTACACGCAGCCGCCGAAGGACGTGCAACAGTCCCAGCCGGAGGTGGGCGCGCGTGTCGGTCCGCTTTCCGACTAAAACACCGGCAGCTGGGGGGTACGGACGCTTTCACTGTGCGGCCCCAGCACCTATAATCCATCCATTTTTAGGAGATATCCATGGCTAACGCACTTTTTGACAAAGCTCGCGAACGCTTCCTAACGGGGCAGTTCAACTGGAGTACCGACACTATCAAGGCGGTTCTGGTCGACACCGGTACGTATACCACTAACCTGTCGGCCCACGAGTTTTTGTCCGACATTAGCTCGGGTGCCCGTATCGCCACGTCTGGCGCCTTCACTGGCAAGGCGGTGGCGGGCGGGGCGGCCGACGCCGCCGACGTCACTTTCTCGTCTGTCACTGGCGCTTCGATCGAGGCCATTGTGATATATAAAGACACTGGCACAGACGGTTCAAGCCCGTTGATAGCGTACATCGACACGGCCACGGGCCTGCCGATCACCCCCAACGGCGGTGACATCATCGTTACGTGGGACAACGGCGCGAACAAAATCTTCAAACTGTAAGTTCGCCCACCCTCAACGGGTTGGTAGAGGGTCCATCAGAAGGAAGGTGCCGCATGGCCACAGCTACACGTTATTGGCGGGTTCTTTTCAGGACTACAGACAGCCTGAACAGCTATTACAACCTCGGGTTCGAGCGCATGCGGCTCTATAAGGCCGACGGGACCGAGGTGGTCCCAGCCTCGGTAACGACGAGCGCAACGAGTGAGAACGCGGTGACCTTCCCGCTCGCGAACATCCTCAACAGTGCGCCGAGCACGTACTGGGTTGTCCACCTATACTACAATGCCGACACATTGTTCTATGTGCAGTTCGATCTAGGCGCCGGCAACGAGGCGCTGATCGATCGCGTCTACATCAAGACGGCTCCCGGACCTTGGCCCAGAGCCACAGCTCAAGGCGCTATTTTTGATTTCTTTGTCGACAATTCAGACGATGGCGTAACTTTCTATCGTCAGTCGTTGAACTATCGACCGCTAGCGGCGGGGGGCGGAGAGGGCCAAGTCCCAGCAAGCCCACTGAGCGAGTTGTATCCCTTACCGCCCCGAAACAATATAGGTGGAGGTGGGGGTATCTACGGTATCGTTTCAGAAGACGGCATAGCGCTACCCAACCGCCCCGTGATTTTGTACGAGCGCGATACCTTCACAAAAGTGGCTTGGATCACCACCGATGAGAA